GGCTCCGAAAATATTGTCTACAACCCCATAGCGGGTCATAAGACCGACTCTTGGGCTGAAGTCATTCGGGCCGATTGTCCTTTGAATCATCACTGGGATGTAAGGGCAATAGATAATACCAGTATCGTAGAACTCTGGACCTTTATATCCGAGAAGCGCGTATTCAACGCGGCGATCACGGGATTGTCCTGGGGACAAGTAGGTAGAGCTACGACCTTGCTCAAATTGAGCTTCTGTGCGAGTATCACGGTAAACATTAAACCGTCCTCCGAGATTACCAACTTTTGCAACACCGACAGGCTGAGTATTCACGTTACCTTGAACTGGTACCCATTGGAATTCGGGTAACATCTCTAGGATGGCTGCAACGCGAGGTGTACAAACAATAAAGTTTGCAGCGCCACGGCGGTTGCGGATTGCAATACGGTTAGCTTCGATGATTAAACGTTGATAGAAATCACGGTTACGTTCAACTAACCAACGTCCATCAGCAGAGGCAGGACTCCATACGGAGTATCCAACGCCAAAGCCAGCATTGAGAGAGGTTTGAATCATACGCATGATCATCTCACGATCGATCTCAGCTTGCAATTCATAAGACATTGCATTTGTGAGTTCGGTATCGATATCGATGCCATTCATATTCTTCAAGTCCTGCTCCAATTCGACAGACCAACGGGCTGCGAGGCGGCGTGTGCCAGCTTCAACAGCAGTCTTCTCGAAGGAAACTTCAATCTGAGGGATTTTACCCGTCAATTCGAAATTTGCTAAGAGTTGAGCAACGCCTTGATCTTGACCCACCATTGGGAAGAGATCAGAGTATGCACCGGTGGCACCAGAAAGCTTGGCACTTGAGGTGCCAGTGTAACGGGTGTCGAGGTATTGGTAGCCGAGTTCCTTGCCACCAGCAGCGGCTTGAGGGTTTCCTAGAGCGGCATTGGCATTTGTGCCAGAACCGTCTACACCATCATTACCGAGTTGGTTTGCGAGGTACTTATAACGTAATGCGAAGGCGAGTCCAACGGGTCCACCCATTGGCTGAACGCCCACGATTTCATTAGTAATCAATTCGGGGAAAGTACGGCGAATCATCGGGATGAGGATCTTTGGCAAACGAGCATCACCTTGAGCATAAACATCACCAGCAGGGTAGCTGTTGGGGAAGTTATTGCCCGCTCCACCGTATCCACCAGCGTTAACACTTCCGAAAACGGAAGAGCTACCACCAGCTACGTTGGATTCCTCGATGCACCAGCGTTCTTGGTTTTCAAGAAGCATGGCAGTATTGAGGCGTGTATGATCGTCTTCGATAGCGGCAACCTTATCTGAAGTATAATTCAGAACGGGTTTCCACTTCTCCAAAAGAGCTTCAGCGCGAGTTTGGTCAATATAGGCTTGTGTAGGTCTAATTTGTTTCATAATTCGTTTTTTTGTTTCTCCTTTTTTTCGACTTGGAAATATATTTATTTCCATTGTTCAGACATTAAATTGTTTAATATCTCAGCTAAAATTAGTATTTAGAAAGTTCCTTAAGGTAAGGGTTCATTTGAACTTCTTCACGAGTGTTGGAAGTTGTTTTTTCCTCGATGATGCGGGGAACATCGACGTTTCTTGCCACAGATTTTGTAATGGCGCTTTCTTTTAATTCATGAAGCCTCTCGGATTCGTTTTTTGTGAAAAGGTTAAGGGCATAATCAAAGTTCTCATTGATGAATTGTGCGCTTTTGCCTTGCATTATTCTTGAAATATAATCCTTTTTCTTATCATTTAATCCAACTGTTCTCTTTTCCAAGAGGAGATTGGATGCTACTTGGTTGTATTTCTCAATAAGAACACAATGTTCTTTCTCTACTGTACGAAGTTTTTGATTGGCCTCATCGATTTGTTTCTTACCATCAATGATGGCGGATTTGACGGCTTTCTTTGCGAGAGCGGCATCAACACCAAGAAATTCTTTAATTTGTTCGAGGACAACTTGTGCTCTACGATTGTTAACGGCTTCTTGAATTTGTGCCTTTGGAAGAGCATTGTCGATATATGCATCGAGATATGTGGAAACGTCATTCACGATATTTGATTTGAATGAACCAGCTTCGCTAACGATTGCGGTTTGATATTTCTCAACAATGGATTTCAATTTACCACCGTGGTTTTGATCAATCGCACGAACAACTTTTTTAAGTTTTTGTGTATGGTCTTTATCAATTGCTTCTAGAAGATTTTGAAGTTTGCTTGCATAATCAGCATCTTGTTTTACAAGAGCAGAAGCAACATGAATCTTTGCCTTTTCTTCAACAGCCCTCTCGAATGAAGATTGAATTTCGTTTAGAGCCTCTTCGCTGAGAAGTTCCTTAGTAACTTTTTTTAGTTGCTTTTTGATATCCATATTTTTAATTAAAATTTTTGTTTATTCTTTCTGCGACAATATTATTTATCTTAGAATTTAAAACTGCTTTCAAATATTTATGCGCGGTCGAGTAATTTTTTTCAGATAAATGCCTTAAAAATTTAGAAATGTTTCTTTTTTCGCTAATATTTCCAAATTTTTTCTCTATTTTTTCAGATTTGTATACTGTTTCATCCTTTTTGGGAGTATATTCTGTTTCATCCTTTTTAGATGTATATTCAGTTTCTTTCTTTTCAGGAGTATACTTTACCGACTCTTCATCATTTTGCTCAAATTCATCATCTCCAGCAGCAATAGATGTCGTTTCAACAGGTTCTCCCATATCTTCAGATGAATCATCAATTGGTTCGCCAGATGTATTCACCCAATTACCCTTAAGTCCTGGATTTTGAGTTTCCATTTCTTTAGAATTGGTATCCATCCAATCTTGAATTTCTTTAGCACTATGGGTTTCCGTATCACCAGTTTCTTCGGGGAGTTCTCCTAGAAATCTTTTAACATCATCCTCATGTTTTTGCTTTTGTTCGGCTGTTTGTGGTGCTGGTTGAGTATTAGTTGGAGCGGCTTTTGCAAGATTACCAGCACCACCAGCTAACTTAGATGCACCACCAATGATACCACCCATTCCTTGTTGTTGCTGTGGTTGCTGTGCAGCTCCTGCTTGTTTAACGAAATTTCCAACATTACCTAAAAACTTGGACGCAGATCCCAATGCATTTGGTAGACTGGAAGTTTGTGATGTTGTACCACCAGCTTTTGCTGCTGCATCAGCTTGTGCCTTTACACCTTGTTCTTGAGCAAACATTAATTTAGCCTGAGCATCTGTCAAATTTTTACCTTGGGCTTTTGCAGAATCAGCATAAGCTCTTTCTTGCGTCGATAATGGTGCAACGGGTGTAGTTGTTTCGGTAGGTTTAACGGCTTCTTTCAAAAGAACATTGTTCATGTATGAACCGAAGATGTTATCAGTGTCTAAATTTTTACCCATAATATAAAAGTATTTATATCTAAATTAAATTTTGTTTACAACTTTGTGCAAATTCTTTTCAACTTTGGCGTTCAATACTTTTTTCAAATATTCATGAGCTTGTGAATAATTTTTCTCAGATAAACATTTTACGAATTTTGCAATATTTCTGTTCTCTTGAATTTCTTCATCCTCAACGTATTTATCAGCGGCAAGACCAGTTGTTTTTTTCGCTGGAGCTTGTTGTTTTGTGGGTGATTTTTTAACTGGTGCCGTTTGTTGTTGCACAGGTGCTTGTTGGGTAGGTGCTGACTGTTGTTGACCTCCTCCAATGAGTGCTTTTTTGATCAAATTACCACCAGCGCCAATTCCCTTGGATGCAAGACCAGCGAGACCACCAAGTTCTCGATCACCAACAAGTCCTTTTTTAATTATATTGCCACCAGCGCCAATTCCCTTGGATGCAAGACCAGCAAGACCACCGAGGTCTTGCTGTTGTTGTGGCTGTTGTTGTGGTTCATTGGCGGGTGCTTTTGGAACTGTTCCAGTAGCATATTGTTTTTCTCCAGTAGCATTTGTTCCTTGTGGCATTTTTTCATCTGCTTTTAGTTTATTCAAGAGATCCGTATTCTGCTGTGCTGTTCCTGTATAATTTTGAATACCATACCGTGCAGCTAATTTTGCCCTAGATGCTTTATCAAATTCTTGATTTTTACCAGCCAAATAATCCACAATAGAACCACCACTGGAAGATGGTTGTTTTTTATTTGAACCCCCCTCTGTTGTTTTGGCGGGAGTTTTTTGTGCAGCATCTGGATTTCCAATACTAATACCTCCACCAACTTGTAGTGGTGTTTTTTCGCTAGCAGGAGCGGTTCCACCACCGCCTAAATCTGCTGGTATTTTAACATCAATATTGGACGCGGAACTACCTTGGGGGTCAGTCGGCATTTGTGCGGTTACTGCCCCACCAGAATTTGGTGCTGATGGTTTTGTTGCTGGTATTGTTAAACCACCTACACTAATTCCACCACCTGAATTACCTGTCGGTGTACTAGGCATTTGTGCGGTTACTGCCCCACCAGAATTTGGTGCTGATGGTTTTGTTGCTGGTATTGTTAAACCACCTACACTAATTCCACCACCTGAATTACCTGTCGGTGTACTAGGCATTTGTGGTGCAGCATTGTTTCCAGCCACTATTCCCTGCTTTATTTTTCTTGCTTTGTCTAAGTTTCGGTTCTGACTATTCATGGGTCGATCTACATTTTCGAAACTATCTGGATCATAGTCACCAGGGATTCTTCCTAGTTTTTTATTATATTCCGCTTTAGGGTCAGTCTTAGTGGGTGCGACAGGAGCTTGTTGCGGTGCTGCTGGTTGTGGTGTAGCATTGTTGCTGCTCGTTTGAGCCTTTTTTAGTTCTGCTATTTGATTCTCTAACGTTTTTCTGTCTTTTTCACTTCCAATCGTTTTTAATTTAGCTTCAAGTGCTGGAATGTTATAAACCCCCGACTGTTGCTCTTTAAAGAGTACTCTGTCTGAATAAGATTCGAAAATATTGTGAATGTCTGAATTTTGTCCCATAATATGAAGTATTTATGTTTGTTTGTGAAATATAATTTAAAAAATTTATGACATTTTTGTTAAATTTGAAATAATGTTCTGCGGGTTTGCTGAAGCTATTGAAACAGGGGGATATTCGTAGGTGCTGGTGTGGTTGGCGTTTGTTGCTTTTGTGCTGTTAATGTTGCAATTAATTTAGCAAAAAAATCTTTGGTATCTTTTGCGGAATCGGCTATTTGTTTTAATGCTTCACTCGATGTTGAATCATCTTCACCCTCTTTTCCTTGTTGTGGGGTAGGTGGTTCTTGTGTTGGGGGTGGTTGTGCCGAATTCGATGGTGCTGTCGGTACTGGTAATCTAGAAGATACCCCTGTAATATCAGATATACTCTTAGGCATCGACTTTGGAGGCTCTTCGGTTTTTTGGGGTAAAGAAGATATAGCTTCCTTCAACAATGCATTAACAAATTCATCAAACTTCATAATTATATTTAGATTTGATGAATTTGATTTTTAAAAATTATTCAGGCTTCGTTGGCCAGATTACTTCTTTAGAGGAAGTATTGTTTTACTACATGGTATTTAAAAAATTTACAAAATTATTTTGATGAATTGTTTCGTTAGAAATGATATGAACGTTATTTTTTGTTGAAATGCAATCAAAGTGGCTTTTGCCGTGATAAACATCAGAAGCATCTTGCTTAAAACTTACGTAATATTTTTTATTTTGGCTTAGGATATCATGTAAGTTTTCGTATTTGCTAAAAATATTTGGCTGACGATCTTTGAATACCTTTAAGTTCGGAGAGTCATTTATTATAAAATTTAAATTGATTTGCGGTTCAAATGCAAATACAGAAATTACATTTTCTATCAAAGACCCATACAAAATAGAGGCATATCCTCCCATACTAAACCCGACGCAAATTACTTTTTTGTATGATTTGCATAAATTCCTAATAAAAGTAAGCGTGTTTTTAAAATTCGATGCTATGCCCGGTATGCCGTTTAAATACCACATTCGATCCGGATCTTTTAACAAAAGCACGTCAGCTAAAAGATCTTCTTTAAAAAGTAAACTGCGTTTGAATTGAAACTCGTAAGAATTTTTGTTGTTTTTTGGAGGCAACCCAGCAAATCCAATTATTAGTTTGTCAAAATTTTTCTGTTTTAAATATAAGTTTTGGTGTTCGTTTATTTTCATTATTTTCATTATTTTTTGTTGCAAAAAATAATTTATGTTGTATGATATATAATATATATGTGCATATTTAGCAAATTAATAAATAAATTTCGAAACAAAATAACTTTCCACCACAAGGCGAAATACGGTCACCATCAAGATAAAATCGTCGAATCTCGAACTATCAAAAGAGAATGGCAACAAAAAGCATTAAAGGATTGTCAATACAAAATCAGAGATGCTGCACCGTTCGGTGCCCGCCCAGCGACAGCAGCAAAATGTTTAGGAATACAGGATTTATTACACGAGGGATTCGTAATTAAATCCCATCTTGATTTTGCAGTGCATTTATCAGACGACAACAAAATTGCTGAAATGAATTGCAACTTTATTGATGGAAAGGACCCTGTAAGTTTAATGGAACCGTCTCAGTTAACAGACTACCTGCAGCCACCAAAGGGAGCGTCTAAGCACATTGTCAGAATTGAAACGCCATGGGCTTTTTCTGCTCCAAAAAGTGTTCGTTTTTTGGTTTTACCTGTTTTTTACTCCGACGATAACCGGTTCAACGTCGTGCCGGGAATATTAGATCCTCTGTATACGAAAGATATTCATTTAATGTTGTGGTGGTTTTCAGATAAGCGAGAAATAGTTAAAAGAGGAACTCCTCTAGCCCAATTAATCGTAATTCCCAGAAACGCAAACATAGCATGGGAGATGAATGACATCGTTCCTGAAAAGCGAACAGAAAAAATAAATTTTTTAGTTAAGTCAAATCAATATAAGAGGTGTCCTGCATATGGTGCAGAATTTAAAACGTTAGCAGAAAATCTATTTGATAATTAATTTGTTAATTATATGAAAGTTTTAATATTAGGAGGAGATGGATTTATCGGATCGTATCTTTTAAAAAAACATTTATCACTAGGACATACGTGTATTATAGTAGATATAGAAACGCTGAGAACAAACAACAGAGGCAATGAATATACTTATATACACGCTGACTTGTCTAAAAATTCTTCAATTTTAACAGAAATATTATTAAAAATTAAGCCAGATTTTGTTTACAATTGTGTTGCAGTTGCAACACCTAGTTATTACGTTTTATACCCAAAAGAGACGTATGATTTAGACTTTAAGGTAAATTACGAAAACATTTGTGAACCTTTATTGGAAGCTAATATACCGTTTGTGCACTTTTCTACTTCTGAAGTATACGGTAAGAAGTGGACAGAAATATTAAAAGAAGACACAAGTAATTTAGTATTAGGACCAACACAAAAACAAAGATGGATTTACGCCTCATCTAAAATATTACTAGAACAACTTCTTTTGTGTAGAACCTCCAATGTTTGCATAGTGAGACCACAAAATTTTTGCGGCTGGGACATGGATTGGCTTCCGTCAATGAATAAAAATAAAGACAAGAAGTGGATTCCCCGTTTACCAGCTTGTCATCTAAATTCTTTGTTGCATAACGAACCATTAAGAGTTGTTAACCCAGGAACGCAAAAAAGATGCTATACTCTAATTGACGAGTCAGCAGAAGGGTTAGTGTCAATTTCAAACACGTGGCACAAAACGAGAGGTCAAGTACTAAATGTTGGTAATGCTCTTAATGAAGTTACTATAAAAGATTTAACTTTATTATATTCGAAAATTTGGACAGAGTTAACAGGAAAACTATCCCCTAAAATTGAATACGTGGAAGGAGAAGATTTATACGGAAAGGGATACGAAGATTGTGAGCGCAGACTTTTTGATGACTCCAAAATGTTTGATTTAACCGGCTGGAGAGCTACGACCGACTTGGAAAATACTGTAAAAAAAATTATTCAAGACGCAATAGTGAATTACAAGCCATTTTTTTCAAAATAAATAACGCCGTACGGCAATAGGCTCTTGTGTCGTATATCGCAGTGTTGCCCTATTTCTATTAACTTGTAATTTTTGTTTTCAAAAAAATCAATTAACTCCTTTTTAATTTTTAACGAATGATATTCTACATACCAAGAACAAACAGGAGTAATATCGTTTTGTGTAAGATGAAGCAAACATGTTTCAGCTCCCTCGATATCACATTTTACTGTTTGAATTTTGTATTTTGTTAATAACTCTGATACAATCTTGGCTGAATTGATGTTTTTTTTCTCAAATGTAACGTTTTTGATGTCTTTATCTAAAAAGTATTTTTGCAAAAAGTTAATTTGAGCGGAAGACTTATCTACTCCAACCACTTGCGTTGCTCCTTGTCTTAAAAAGTATTCTGGTGTATTATACTTTGCGGGCAAAGCTTTTATGTCCCATATTCCGCACCCCAAATCTAAAACAATTTTGTTTTTTACGTTGACATCTGGCCAATGATGAATCGGGTTTTCTGAAATTAATATTTTTGGTTTATTCATTTTAAAAGATGGGGTTTGAGATAACCAACATAAGGTAAATTTCTGTATTTTTCTTTAAAATCCATGCCGTAACCAACTAACGAACCATCATCTATGTCGAATCCAACATATTTGACAAAAGGTCGGTATGTGGCCTTACTCTTTTTTACGCGAAATAGTGTACATACCTCTAGGGATTTTGGATTAAATTTTTTTAAAAAATTTATAACAAAATTAATAGTGTTGCCCGTATCAATCATATCATCAACCAATATTATGTGTTTATCGACTACATGTGTTAAAAAATAAGGTCCCAAGCACAAATTTTTTGTGTGAGAATTGTTTATATAACTCGAAACGTTGAGAGAATTAATTGTTAATGGGAAAACTAGATGTTGCAATAAATCTCTACAAAAAAACAAACTTCCATCCATTATACTAATGATGACCGGGTTTTTTTCTTTGTAGTCTTCTATTATAGATAGGGATAGTTTTTTAACTGTCTCGTCAATTTCTTTTTTTGTATAAAGTATAATTTTTATGTCTTTTTCCATGGATTATAATAATTTATTAAAGTTTACTGTTTTTTTCAACACAGACACATTAGCATCAATGGTTCCATTTTCTTCATACCATTTTAATCCATTTGAAGCTATCTGTTCTAAACGTTCATTATCAAACTTGATTGAGTTAAATTTTTGCAGAATAAGCTCGAATTGTTTTTTACTGTCTTTTATCCGATCGACACAAAAGTAATGAAAATCTGGTATTAATTCGTTTTGAAATTTTTGCTCAATTTTTGGTCTCACTAAAGCTGTTCCTGCAGCAAATATTTCTAAGTCTCTATGTGATATTCCTCCTCGTCCATCTAAACTTAAACACAATTTGTTTTGGTTTATTTCTTCAAAATAGTTTAAATAGCTGATTTTGTTTGTTTTGAAATAATTGGGGTATAGTAAAGACAACATACTCCTATTACCATAAATGGAGCCTCTAAAAAGTGGTCGGGACTCGTTTTTTTGTTTAAAAGGCATTCGGCGTTCGCTTGCAATTTTTTCATACTCTTTTATTTGACTGCAGTAACTAATGGGAATGCAAGTTGATTGTTGTTCAACATTAACTCCGCATGTGCTATATATAGCTGTTTTGTGGTAATTCTTGAGATTGTTATTAATACTAATGACGTCAGTGATGTCATCCCAATACGAGATTATCAAATATTTCTTAGTATGGGGGTTCAAAACCGTCAATACATAGTCTAAGCGAGCTTCTTTAATGTCAGGATGTTCCTTGAGTTCACAAGTAAACTCTCCTTGTTTTCTGATTTCTTCATAGAAATTACGAAAAATGTAATAGGGCGAATAGGGATGAAAACCGTTTAACTTAAAGGAAAATACTAATTCCTTATGCGAATTAAACATTATATATTAACTCATTCCCAAACTTTAAGTCTATGAATTTCTCCATACAAACCTGGATCAGGACAATCTGGCCAAATTAAATTTTCTTCGTTTTCTTCGAATTTTTGAGGTAGATCTCTTAACTCTTGCCTGAAATTTTTCCATGCTAACTTGTCTTCTTCGCTTAGATTAACATCGTTTAGTGCTGTCCAATCGGTCATTTTTAATACAGCATTTCTCGTTTTTCTGATTGTGTCCCATTCAGTGAGAAGGGCTTCTTCTATATTTTTAGAAGACTTTTCAATTGGTTCCGAAGGTTCGCGACAAACCATTTTTTCGACAATCCATTTTCCGTCTTTCCACACAGCTTTTTCATCAGAAAGCAAAAAGGGAAGCTCTTCGCTTGAAGTATTTGGTAATAAGTTCATAAGATTAATAAATTGTTGCTATTTCTAATTGTAAATTGGTTATGGTAACAGGTTGAGTATTCAAGTACGAGTTTGCAGCTCCGTACACAAATACTGTGTATGTGTGAGGTCCTGCTGTAGTAACATAATCAATCCACGTAACTCTATCATTAATAGATCCTCCATTATCAAGATTAGCTAAACCTGGAGAAAATCTCCAAGATTCTTGAGTTGCGTTTCTATAAACTTTTATATAACCGCTATTAGCTTCAACTTTATCCCAAAACAAAGAAAGGTGCACTAAAGAATTTGTTGCGGTTGGAGTAGATTGCAGAGTGATTTGAAGCACTTCACTCCCATTACCTGTATATGAACTATTAACTGCTGAACTTACCGCTGAAAATATATTTACCGCACCGTTTGCGTATGTTAAACCGGTGTTGGACGAATTTACTTTTAAAAACCCATTAGCTGATGATGCTCCGCCATTTCCAAGGGCAACGAGACTGGCAAAGGCTGTTGTTTGTCCAGTACCACCCCTTGAAATGGGAATAGTGTCGGTTGAGTTAAAAAAAGAATTGTTCAACTCTGGTGTCATCACACCACTCACAGCATTTGCGATGGTTGCTACTGTCCATTTTCTTTCTCCGCCAGCTACTGCGGTATCGAAACCGACTATAAAATCATCTGATGCTGCCGCTCCTGCTAATGTGAAATCATTTAATGTCTTTGTTGCCATATGAAATTATTTAGTATCGCAAACGTTTTTTTTTTCTAAATAATACCATGAATATTTTCGATGCATATAAAATAATTAAAGAATCTAGGATTAATAGATTCACTGGGGCTGGTATTGTTTTTTACGATGGTGAAAAGGTGCTTCTTCTAAAAAAACCAAATAAAAAATGGGGTTTTGTTGGTGGAAAACCGATAGAAGAAGAAACTCCCCTAGAAACAGCAACAAGAGAAGCAAAAGAGGAAATCGGTTCAGTACAGGGAACAAATAAAAAAGAATTAAAATTCAAAATACGTGGTAGTAATTACTATACTTACATATTCAAAGTGAATGAAGCGTTTCATGATATAAAACTATCAGACGAACACATCGATTACTCTTGGGTAAAAGTTGAAAATCTCGATAATATAAAATTATCAAAAGTTTTTCAGATAGTCATGCCTGATATTAAGAAAGCTCTAACGTCTTTGCGTTGATATCTGACCGAAACTTGGAAAACTACCAAGTGTTCTCTGTCTTTGAAGGGGTTTTCCGACATCGCCTTTACCAGCTTCTTGCCATTTTTTAATAGTATCTGGAATATTGCCACTAGATATAACTGTTGCGGTTCTAAATGGATTTTTAACTAGACCCTTTATCGGCCCTGTCACCAATTTCGATACTTTCGGTAATTTCGATAATAATTTACCACCTTTTGCTGCCTTTGCTGCTGCTTTTTCTGCTCTTAATAATGCACGGTCGCTCAATTTAGAGGGTCTGGCTTTAAATGGTAATTTTTTTGTGGTCCATCTAGCGATCCCTCTAGCAATTCTCTTGGCACCCACGGCACCAAATATTTTTTCCGTAATTTTTGCACCAGCACCAAAAAGAAGTTTGATTGGGAGTGTAAGAATTCCTATTACCGGTTTAAATGCAAATGTTGGTATTACCGATAACTGTGCGGCCAATAAATTTAATTGATATATCTCAGCATCTTCCGTATCTTTGTTTTTTTCATATGCCTCTGTAGCATCTTTCAAATAAGGCCAAGATAAAACTCCTGTGGGATCGAAGAATATGGCAACGGCTTTGTATAGAAAACTCTCACTAACATTGTCATTCAAATCTTTTGTGAATTTTTCCCCAATAACATAATTTAATATGCTGTCCATTTTTTCCACAGTGAAATTAGCTAAACTTTCTTGTCCTGGTTGAATATATTCCAATGCTTTTTTCCCCTTTTCTTTCATCCAATCCCATGCACTTGAAAGATCATCGCCCAACGATGATTCGTTCACCTCATATGGTGACATTTTTTTAACACCATCAATAAATTTGGTTACATACTCTTCACCGGAAAGATATTTGTCCTTCGACTCCGCTTGATAAGAAGCATTATGTATTAAAAGTCTTCTTTCGATTTCATCGAGTATTGCATCTTCTTTACTCGCTGGCTCAACTGGGGCTTCCTGTTGATCAACATCAGTTTCGCTAGTATTAACATCGCTTTCATCTGTTGGTGTTTCAACAGTACTTGTTTCATCTTGCTCAAAGACCAAACGATTCAGAATATTGTTTATTGTATTGTCGAACTTAGACATAATATTATTTAGACAAGTTGAGAGTGAAAATCTTTAACTGCACTTTTATACGATTCTTTCGTCTCGTCATTCGCATTTTCCGTATATTGCCAGTTCCAACAAACGTCATCTTGGACATCGAATCCGTAGTAATTCAATACTTGTTTTTGGGTTTCAACGACATTCGATCCATTCCAATTCTGACCAGTGAATATTGTACCCACGGAAATATTTTTAACAATATTAGATTCTCTTAGGGTTGTATGTCTGTTTTCAATCCAGCACAGTCTTTCGATCAATTTTTGGTATATTGAATTGGTTTGACCCCAACGAATGGATCCAAAAAATACCACACAATCAGATTCAAATAGGGGTCTTGTTATTTTCCAAAGCTCATCCGTTTTATTATTAATCGAACACCAGCAACGATGATATCCACTTGGATTTTTATCTTTATCCTTCAACAATGCGCCTTTAACACCACAATTATTTCCAGCGGCACTACTAACATTACCCTCACATACATATATGTCCAATTTAGAAACGTCTATTATTTCAATTTTTTTCATACCAATCATCTCTTGAATGTATTGGGCAATTAATGTGCTTTTTGGAATATCATCCATTGATTTTTCCCAACGATTAGAAGTAGTTAGAAATAAAACCTTTTCTTTTTTTTCCAAAAAGTTTATACTTTTATCTATATTTTTCTTTAATTGAGAAGATGCTGATTCCATTATATAGCTTGCGAATGATTTCATGATTCCACTGTTATTGGGGTAAATTCTGGTGCATTTAATTGATTTTGTAATCCAACTGTTTTTTCATCCGTAACATATTTTATTTCTGGACAGGTTAAACCATTTTCAACTTTACCAGATGCGATAGGAGTTCCGCCATCTATACCACTTGCACTTTCTCTCATCTTCTCATATGTTGTTGTTAAAGTCAATGGTATGTTTCTAAATACGTGATTATGTGGATATACATAAGTACAACCATCATCCGCTATTTGACCTCTGTCCATTGTTACAACTGGAACTGGGTTATTTGTGATTTTAATCGTTTTTTCCGACCCGTCTATTTTGGCGGTAAATTCAGTATCAACCGCGATATATCCAATTTTTAATGCCTTATATGGATAGGATGTACCGTACAGTTCGGATTGAAATTCCGTTTGCTGAAAAGACATAGGTGCTGTAATATGTTGAACAAACAATTCACCTTGTATCATTGCTCCTCCTCTACATGCGATATTACCATCCACTGCGAGATTTGGTTTTAAAAACACTTGATTTTCCGCTTGAATCGAAATATTCGGTGCTTTTAACGATAATACATCACTCGTTGCTATGTTTATACCGTTTTTGGAACTCATGTTAATCTGTTCACCAGTTATTTCAGCAATAGTTCCATGTAAACTCATTGTGCCAGTACTGCTGAAATCAATACCACCAGAACCGCCGAGAAGATTTATACCATTCTGAGCATCTATGGTGAATTGACCCCCTGGAAATTTATCAACATGTACCTTTTCAACAACGGAACTGGTTACTTGTGCTGGATAAATTCCTTTCCCACTATCAAGTTTTAAACCAATATCGTGTGCTGCACCGGTATTATTGACCCGTATACTATCGAAATCATTGGATGCACACCCAACACTGACGAACAAATCTTTTGTAATGTTTAATTTCAAACTACCACCGTTACCTAGTTCATTTTCAGCATCGAAAAAATCTTGTGATGAATTTAAATAAAGATTTCCCGTCTCTTCTTTTCTTTGTTCTTTTGGGAAGTTACCGCCCATGCTAGAAGGCGATTTACCGGAACCACCACATACTTTACATTGTGATGTTTGTGGATATTGTTCGTCCTTAGCATCTTCTGTCTTAAGTTCGGTTTTTGTTCCGAGGAATGATAGGAAGTTTGTTAATATGCTTTTCGTAAAAGAAGTTTGACCGCTATCTATTTTTTCTTTGTTTTTATCGTCACCGTTTCCCCCAGTAAGAGCTTTGAATTGCTTACCCTGACTACATGCTGGACATGGGCCATTATCACCGCCCTTTTTTGCAAGGGGTGAGGAATAAAATGAATCACTTCCAGAGTGTTG